TTGATCCATGAATATTTCTATAAAAGGCTCTCAGAGATTGACGAACAGGAACAAAGCCTGATTTATGCATTGCGCACAAAAAAGGGGCTGCTGGTTGTATGTGACCAATTGCGTGTTCTGGAGATAGAAAAGATGGTGACCATGCGCCTCTATGAGGAAATGAAGATGCTTTTTTAAAATACCCTATTTCGTTAAATAGTACATAGTTTAGCGACAATTGCGTCCGCTCCTTCGGAGACGGACAACGAAGCCGACCAACGCAGCTGGAGACCCGCCCCCCACGGGGCGGAGGCTGCATAGGTCGGCTTCTCAATTTTGTTAAATGGTTATTTAGTGATAATTGCCTTTTTCCTGTTTTAGGACAAATTCTTAACTTTTGGGGGTATTGGTAGGAGGGTGTTTTTGTCCCAGGCCATAAAAGAAATCTGTGCTCACACCGTAGAATGCTGCGAGCTTGCCTACAGTCTCAACATCAGGTTTCCTTTTTCCTACTTCAATTTTGGCTATTAATGAATCGTCAATGCCTGTTAAATCTGCTAATTGTTGTTGAGTGTAACCTGCTGTTTTTCGTTCTTCTGTGAGCCTTAGACGAATAATTTCGCTGTACATTTATAACGCCCCCTTTGCACTTCCATTTTAGCATATTTTTCACAAATCAAACTTCTGATTTAGAAGAATTTTTGTAACTACCCACACTTCCAAAAGTGAAGTGAAACCGCTATAATAGAAGTGTCCAAAAGATGCCGTAAATATTGCATCTAATTAAAACCACCCCAGCACAGGGGAGAAAAGAGGAAAAGAAAATGGCAAAATTAATGGTAACAGGTATCCGGACTTATGATTTCTTGGACAAGGAAAACAACCGTCAAGTGAAGGGTATGAGCGTCTTTTACCACAAGGCGCTGGAGAACAAAGACGGCAACGCAGGCCGGGGGTACATGACTGAAAAGTTCTCCGTCGCAGCTGGCACCGATGTGTATAACAAGCTGTTGGCGCTCCCGGTAGGTGAGGCTCCGGTGGAATGCGATTTCCGGTATGATATCATCCCAAATGTCAAAAACCCTGTTTGTGTAGATGTGATTTACTCTCCGCAAAAGCACAACTAGGGGAGAAGTGAGGGGGGGGCGGCTATGCGTTATTATTTGTGGATTTGCTTGTCGCTGATTTCAACGCTAATTGCAACGCTTTTGTCAGTAGTGATACTCGCGGCAAATGCATCGGCGGCGGTGATCCCCGAAGACTTACCTGAAACGTCCAGCCCGGAGGACGTATACATACAGGGCGCGGCTGAATCGGATGAATATGAGTATGAGGAGGTTGCGCCCCCTTCCATTGTTGAGGATTCGCAGGAATATGATATTCCGTTGGGTTATTCTGGCAACTTTGATTTGGAAGGCTTTGAACCTCCGGAGAACGAGCTAACAGTTTTACAGGATATCCGGGATATACTTTCATTGTTCTTGGCGCTTTTCATTATAGGGGTTGCCTGTTTGATCGTTCGGGTGATCGTAAATGTATCATTGAAAGGATTTACCCGGTATACCGGATTGTAACAGTTTTCAAGCGTGAAAGCGCTGAAAAATATATTAATAGGAGGAAAGAAAAAATGGGAGCGAACATTCTTCCAATGGCGGTTACTGTAGCCATTACCACAGAACAGTTGGAGCCGATTGTTGACACCATTGTTGCACATGTGGGCGTGATCTTGCCCATAGGCATTGCGATCATGGGTATCCTCATTAGCATCGGCCTCGTACCCCGGATTCTTGGCAAGTTCACCAATTCCTAATCAGTCCCCGGCATCATGCGGCCTCATAGAAATATGAGGCCGTTTGCATATCAAAAAGAATGCGTGGTGATGATCTTGAAGCGAATGTTTATAGTAACTCTGGTGGCGGTGCTGGTGGTAGGGTTGGCGGTTCCGGCTTCGGCTGTAGTGTCTAGCCCTTACTTTGAATTGCTGATAACCCCGGAACAAACTTTATATTATTTTTTAAATGATGCAGAAGTTGACAAGTATATTTCTACGGGGTTAACTGCATATGGTTTAGGTTCTCGCAGTAAGTATCCTTATTATATGTTGTTTCTTGAACGAGAGCCAAGCGGTTACGGCGTTGGTTATATGTATTATGCCTATTTTTTAATATCATCTAAACCTATAGTTAGTGCAGGGGATGTATGTTTCATAACTCGGGCACAGGTCGATCAAACTAATTTGTTATGGTTTAATCCTATGTGTTATGCGTATAGGTATTACCGTGGTATTTCTTCAAATTATTTTAAATTTTCTCAAACTGCTACGGATGCGTCTTCAAAGTGGCAAAATATTATTTCCGGTTATTATTATGAAGATTATTCTACCGCTAGATTTGATGGAATGTATGAGAATGAAGAATTAGCAAAAAATATAGTTGGAACAATAAATACTTATGGTTTAGAAACTGCTTTAAGCAATGCAAAATCTGTTGTCAACGACAACTATACCGCTGCTTCATGGCAAGCTCTGCAAGCAGCCATACAGGAAGCGGAAACCCTCCTAAGCTCTGGCAGCTACACCCAAGAAGCCGTGGACGGCATGTTGGGACGGCTCAATAGCGCAATGAGCGCATTAGTTGTTGCAATAGATACCAGCCGTCTTGTGTCTCTCATAAGCACCGCCAAGGCAATCCAGAACGATAACTATACTGATGAATCGTGGAGCGCCCTCCAAAACGCAATAAGATCAAGCCAAGACATTTTGGATTATGGGGGATACACCCAAGCATCCGTGGACGCAATGGTTAACAACCTTCAAAAATATATTAACGGCCTTAAAAAGAATGCGGCTGTTGTCAATCCTCCGTATGTGTTCCCCGAAGTCCCCCCCATGCAGCCGGATGCGGAGGGGCATAGATATTTGCGTGACGGCATCCGATTCGCGGATTTGATTCCGGCGCAGGATGCAATTATGGAAAATGTAGAGTGGGCTATCAGTAACGGCAAAATATTGTTTGGCGTGTTACTTCTAATCTATCTTACCCCGCGCATTTTACGTGCTGCTGTTGGTTTTGACTTTGAATCCAAGTACGTGGATTTGAATTATCCAAGTAATAAAAGTAGGCATTACAGGCCACTTCCCAAGTTGAAGGAAGAACCGGGAGAGGATAAGTTTTAAATATTGAAGGGGATGCAATTATGAGTACAAAATTTAACATTGGGGTTGCCGCTGTCCTTATTGCAAGCGCTGTTGGTGTGTCGGCTGCTGTCCTTCCTGCGTTAAATTCTGTGGAGATAACAGACTTTGAGGACTACAAGCCACCTAGCCGTTTGGACGTTATCACCTATGACTATATGGACGAACACGGAAGCCCCAGCGCGACGCCTACAGAGTATCCCACATGGCAAGCAGATTTTCCATACCGCGCTTTCCTGCTGGGGGCTAGGCCCACAAGTAATAATGGCACTCAAGATCATGATTGTGTAATTTATGTGGTGTACTCTAAAACGCCAACATTGGATTTTTTCAGCTTTACATACATGCCGGGTACAAAAACATCTAATCAGACCGGATATATCCGCGCTGACTATGCGGACGGCTGGGACACCATGGGTCGGGATAAAGACTGGTTAATTATGTCTTGGTCACGTACCGGGGTTACTGCTGGGAGTGAAACGGTTCCCCTTTATAGTCAGTCTACCTACCCCAGCGTAGTCGGGCGTAAATATTTTGATTTCGATTTCTATTATCAGTGTTGCGGCACCCTGTCTATTAACGGTTTGCGTAATATTACGGATGTGCCGTATCCATATATCCTCACATGTACCGACCTAAGCGGTAATGGGGGAGGTAGCCAAGCTGGTAGCAGCTCCACTGGTTCCGGTGGTGATAGTTCTGGGGGGAGTTCATCCGGTGGCGGCTCCTCCGGGGGAAGTTCATCCCGGATAGAGGTATCTATAGTGGATGACGATATTCCCGACGATTGGGAATTTTCCGTCCCGGCCGACGGTGAATCTTCTGATTCATCCTATCCATGGGAGGATGATAGCAACACCCCCGACCTTGACGGCAATATCAGTTCTCCGCCGTATGTGAATAACGGAGAGGACGGGGAAGGGGAAAACGGGGACACGTGGTCACTACCGGAGTGGAATTTACCGGACGGTTTGCCCTTCGGCACTGGTGATTTGAATGTACCGGATTTTCCGGTGGATATACAGGAGGGTTATCCAGATTTTCCGGGAAATATGCAGGAGGGCTACCCTGATCTTGTGTTTCCTTCGGGAGCATGGCCTCCTGATATGCCTACCCCAGCGCCATAGCGTAGAGCGGAATTAAAGTAAGGTATCCCCCGGTGGAATTAAGTAAGGTTTCCCCAGGGAAAGAAAGGAGGAGCGAACTTGTATTTTTTGGCTAGTTATGTGCCATATGATCCGGCTATATTGCAAAGCTTATGGAATTCTATTATGAAAACAATCGGTTCGGCGGCTGGTCTTGGATTCATTGTTTTTGGTGTCATATTCGTTATTGGCCTGTTTCGTACCGTTTTTCGCTATTTTTTGTGATGCGCGGCAACTCATTTGTATTGATTGGTGGTGATTTCCATATTCCGTAATCTTTTTAAGCTGCTTAATGACTTTTTGGGGGCTTTATTGGATGGCATTAAGTATCTGTTTATTCCTCATTCAGACTATTTTACTAGGCTTTGGAAGGTATTGCATAGTGGTTTCTCTGAAAAGTTCGGCGGCATAACTTCCATTGTAAATTATTTGGGTGATCGCTTTGCGTCAATGAAAACTTATAACGGACTGGAAAGCCTTTTTACCCTTCGATTTCCCAAAGGTTCCTTGCTTGGTGGTATCAGTATTGATCTAATTGAGGGCGGTCTAAATGTCCTAACTATGATTCGTGGTGCCTTTTCCGGTTTTATAGTTTTGTTAACCGTTGCGTATTGCTACCGTAAAATTACATCAATGATTAATACATAGGGAAGGGGAGGGGCTTTTTTTGATAATTGAAATCATATTAAATTTTCTAGTCGCAATTGTCTTAGGCATTATCAAGCTTTTTCCTACAATCCCACAAATAAATCTTGATTTTTTTAATTGGATTATCCGTATATTTTCTTTGATAGATATGTTTATCAGTCTGCGGGTGCTCTCTGCATGCTTGGTGGTGATCTTCATTGTGATGAACGCCAAGTTGATATGGTCGGTTATCATGTGGATAGTTCGCAAGCTTCCCATTTTAAAGTAGGTGATTGATAATGTTTTTTGTTGAATATGGATTATGGTTTGCTGGTGCTCTTGGCGTGATCGCTATCTTGGACAAATTATTTAGATTGGTGTAAACGACTATGAAAAGTTATGATCTGGTAGGAACGTTTTTAAGATTGCTTGTTTACCCTGTGCTTTCTTTTGTCTCCGGTATTTTGGGAAAAGTCTTTATTGTAACGTTGGCTTTTTTGGTATATTGCGTTATGAAGTACCAATTAAACCCATTTAGACTTACCAAGGTAAAACTTTTGAATATGCGTATTCGCTTAAAACCAGCAAACTTTATGCGATGGGCGTTAATAGATATGATGGACGCTCCAGATCACCGGGATGAATTTCAGGAGTTTGGATTAACCTTGTATTGTGGCCGTCAAGGTGCTGGCAAGACTATCAGCATGGTGGAATACCTTAACCGGGCGCATTATCGGTATCCAAAGGCATTGATCGTTACCAATTTTGATTATATTCACGCTACCCGCAGGATGGAAAGTTGGCAGGATTTTATGGATATCAGAAACGGAGAGGACGGTGTTATATTCGCCATTGATGAAATACACAGCGAATACAGTAGTGCAAGCTCTAAGAATTTCCCGGAATCCTTGTTGTCGGAGATATCTCAGCAGAGAAAGCAGCGGGTAAAGATTGTGGCTACAGCCCAGGTATTTAATCGGGTCGCAAAACCCCTACGAGAGCAATGTTTTAGCGTGAATCTTTGTTCTACATTTTTTAAGCGTTGGACGTTTACCCGCGAATACCATGCACAAGCATATGAAATGTATTGTGAGAGCACAAACCGGGATAAGAAGCTTAAAACCCTTGGTAAACATTCTTTTGTCCAAAGTGATTATTTGCGTAACTGTTATGATACATACTCAAAAATTGAGCGTATGCGCACAACAGATTTTATACCCCGCAATGAGCGGCAATAACGGCCTGACAAAAAAGTCCTTCTTTAGCGAAGCGGTAACGAGAATACCGCTTGCCGACCGCCCAGCCCGCCGCGCTAGTGCACGCACGCGCGGCGGCTGGCGGTGGCATCGGTATCCCGTTCCGTGCTGGACTGATTTTCAAGGCGGTGTATCCGTTAACTGATGGTAAAAAATGGAGGGTGATTGATTATGTATAG